TTAAATAAAGATTCTAAATAAAAAATAATTTAAGATTTCTTATTATAATAGTTAAATAAAGATTCTAAATAAAAATAATTTAAGATTTTTTATTATAATTAAATAAAGATTCTAAATAAAAATAATTTAAGATTTCTTATAATACTTAAATAAAGATTCTAAATAAAAATAATTTAAGATTTCTTATAATAATTTAATAAACATTCTAAATAATAAATAATTTAAGATTTCTTATTATAATTTAATAAAGATTCTAAATAATAAATAATTTAAGAATTCTTATAATAATTTAATAAAGATTCTAAATAAAAATAATTTAAGATTTTTTATTATAATTTAATAAAAATTATAAATAATAAATAAAATAAAAATAAATTATAATGTTGGATCAAAAAATAAATTAGCTAATTCAATTGATATTTCATTAATAGATGTTTTCATTTGTTTATTATAAAACTTAATTATTTCATTTTCTGTTGTTTCAATAAATTTATCACTAATTTTTTTTTTATAAAACCATGATTTTTTTCCTCTTTTAATTAACTTAAATATTCGTGATTTCTTATCTATTTCTAATATTAATCCTTCACTTGTTTGTTTATATCCAATTATACCGATTTCTCCATTATGTTCTTTTAAATGACATTCATTACAAATACTAACAAGATTATGAACTTGATTTTTATTAAAATTTGAAAAATTACCATATTTATCAGCATTTATTTGATAATTAATATGATGTGTTTCAGTTGCTTTATTTTTATTACAAATTTTACATATATCAATAATATAATTTGAATTATAATTTGAATTTTTTAAATTAATAATATTTGTATTTAAACCTTGTAATTCTTTTTTAACTATTTCTGCATTTTTCATAAATAAAATAGGCATATCTAAAGATTTACATACATCAATACCATAAATATTTGAACCTTGACCTTCTTTTAATTTTCTTTCATAAATAATTTTATTATCTTTTATTTCTATATGCATATGAAAAATTCGTAAATTATCCGCATTTTCTTTTATTATAGAAATAGATGTTAATTCATGTAAATGACTTGTAAATATAAATGATGCTTTTTTTTCTATTAATTCTTTTATAGCTGCTGATACTATTGATATTCCTGATATTGCTTCAGTTCCACAACATATTTCATCTCCAATTATAAGACTATTATTATCAGCTCTTTGAAGTATATTTCTTAATTCTGTCATTTCAACAATAAAACTACTCATACCTTTATAAATATTATCATTTCCACATATTCTTGTCATTATATGAGAATATGGATAATAATTAAAAGAAGTAGATGGTACATACATACCAGATTGTGCCATTATTATAGATAATCCAACAGCTTTCATAAAAGAACTTTTACCAGAAGCATTAATACCATATAAAAGAATACCATTTTGATTTAAAAAGATATCATTAGGAATATATTCAACATTAGTAATTAATCTTTCAATAATAGGATGTCTTAAATTTTCAGCATTAATAAATGAATTAGAAATAGAATCATTAATAATAGGTTTATAATAACAGAAATCAATAGAATTTTTTGCATTACAAGTATTAATATCAAGTTCAGTTAAATTTTTAATTATATTTTCAAATAAATATTTATTTTTATTAATAAATTTATCAAGAAAAATAAAATATTCTTTAATCATTATTGATTGAATTTCATTTTGTGTATTTTCTATTATTAATGATATTTCATTAATTTCATTTGATGTTAATTTATATATTGTACCATTAGATAATATTTTTTTATTAAATTTATTCATATAATTTTTATTTTTTTTATTAGCATTTTCAAATCTTTTTTTTGTAATTGAAATAAAAAAACCTTCTTTTTCAGTAAAATCTAATTTACATGAACTTTCATCTAATTGAGAAATAAAATTTACTATTTCATTTAATTTTTCTAAATTTTTATTATAAATATCTGTTAATTCATCAACATATTCTAAATATCCCTTTTTAAATATATTTGTTTTTATATCATTTATATTATATTTAGAAGATTCATCAAGATTTATAATAGATAAATCTTCTAATAATTCTTTTATTTGATTTTGATAATCACTATTAGAAAGATAATTAAAAGCTTCAATTGCATTTTCAAAAGAATTAATAATAGAATTCCATTCATATGGATTTAATTTTTTTAATAATATTTTTCTTTTAACTCTTTCTAAATCTATTATACCATTTAATGTTTTATAAATTTTCTTATATTTATCATTTTCTAATAATTCTTCTATTTTATTATATCGCTTTTTTAATTCTTCTATATCATTTATTGGATTTAATAATCTTTCCTTAAATCCTCTAGAACCAAAAGCAGTACAACATCTATTTAATATATCTAAAAGTGGTTTTTCTGTTTCATTATTTGAAATAATATTTAATTGAAGTGCACTATTATATTCTATTGTTAATATTTTTGAATTCTCAATTAATTCTGGAATATTAAGTTCTTTAATTATTTCTGAATTATGTTCATAAGCAAATTGTAACATACAACAAAAACTTAATCTTCCTAATTCATATCTCTCCAAATTTAAATATTCTATTAATGATAACATTGTTTTATTTTGATAAGCTTTTTCTAAAATTAAATTTTGATATTCTATTTTCTTTTTTTTTATATCATTTAAAAAATCATATTTATTAAATTTCTTATGTATTAATCCATTTGAATTATTTATAACTCCTAATATCTCATTCTTATATTTCTCTTCTATTTCTTCTGATAATATTAATATTTCAGTTGGATTATATATTGATAATAATCTATAACATTCATCTATTGTTATATCTTTATCTTTATTTGTTGAACCATTCTCATATATAAAACATTTTCCTGTTGTTAAATCAACACCACTTATTCCTACTATTAATAAATCATTTATTACTTCAAAATAAAATACTAATATATAATTACTCTTTTTTGTTGTTATATTTATATTTGTTGATGGACTAATTATTTCTGTTATTTTTCTATCTGGATTTGGTGGTGGTGATATTTGTTCTATTAAAACAATTGTATAATTATTTTGAAGTAATATTTGTATAAATTTATTTAAAACATATAATGGAAATCCAGCCATTAATGGATTACTTCTAGAAACATCTTTTATTGATTTATTTTTTCTTGATACTTGTATATTACAAATATCCGCTATTTTATATATAAACGGACAATTTTCTATTATAGAATATAACTCAAAAAATGAACCTACCTGCATTAATACTATCGTCAATTCACCATATTTCTTTGAATATTCTTCCATATATTTTAAATAATCATCTATTATCATTTTTTTTAAGTCATTTATTTATTATCTTTAAATCTTTAAATCAATTTATTCTAATAATTTTAATATTTATTATTAAGCATTATTAGAATATTAATGATAACTCTTAAATATAAAGGAAAAGAATTTAAAATAACTGATATCGCAAAACTTTATTTTGCAAGTGATATTACATTTTCTATTATTATTTTCTTATGGTATATTTTATATAAATATGAAATATTTACTTATTTTAGTCCACTTTTTGCTTTAATTTTAACTCTTATTCAAAATTTATTTATTTTAGTTTTTTTATTTTATAAAAAAAAAATTAATATCAATGATTCATTTAAATATCTTATTATTTTAATTATTTTGAAAATAATCCCTATTTTATCTTTTTATCCTAAAAATTTTAAAATTCATTTAAAAGATATTTTTTTTATTTTATATTTATATGCTTTTTATATTATTATATTAATTATACTCGTTTATATATTTGATTTTGATTATAATATTAAAAAAATTATATATTCTGATCTAAGTGGTGAAAATTATGATAAAACACCTCAAAATCATATTTATGATATAACATATGATAGTTTAATTACTGTTCTATTTAGTAATAATAATTCTAGCTAATTATAAAAAAAATATTAACATTCAATTAAACATCTATCCACACTAATTATATTATAATATCCATTATCAAAATTATTTGTTAAAATCTTATATTTATTACATAATCTCTTATATTGTGTAATTAGAGCAAGATAATGATAAGCATCATCTATATTTTCAAATTCATTTATAATATCATATATATAATACTCATCTAATAATAATTCACTTATAAAATAACAATCATCTGCAATCTTTTTTGAATAATATTTATTTGTTTTAACATATTTCTTAAAATATATATCAAGTAACTCCGCAACAGAATCATAATTATTAAATTGAGGCATTAATATAATAATTGAAAGAACACTTTTAACACAATTATTTAAATATTCAACATGATTATTATAAGTATTCAACATTATTATATTAATAAAAAAAATTTAAAAAATAAAATCAGTTTTTTTTACTTTTATTTTAATATTAATGCATATCATTATAAAATGATGAAAACCATTTCCAAAAATCTTCTATTGATACTATTATTTTTATATCAGTTCTATTTTTATTGTTAAAACCATAATTTAATTCTTTTATTTGTGATTTTTCAATTCCATATGCTATATATTTACTATCTTTATATTCAAGTAAAATAGATATAACTCTACTAATTCTATCATCATTTATTGAAAAACCAATTTTATTTTTATCATAAATAATATTATAATATGCACTATTATCATTAATTTTATTATAAATAGAATCAATCATTTTTATTAAATTATAAATATTTATAAATATAAAATCATTTTTTATATATATTTAATTATCTAAACTAGAAGTTGATAATGAAGAACTATTAGATGATGTTAAAGATGAAACACTTGAATTATCTGAATTAAAAGGATCTAATCCAATATCAAAATTATCATTAATTTTTGAAATAACATGTGGATTTAATTCTTCTTTTAATTTATAATTAGGTTCAGAATTTATATCATTTTTATTTTTGAAATTAAATTTAAAATAAGAACTTAAATTTATATTTGATGAATATAATAAATATGATCCTATTGTAATAACTGTATATATAATACTTATTAAAAGAATATTATTATTAGTAAATAATGAATACGTTTCATTTGAAAAATTTGAATATTCATTTTCTTCTTTTATTCTTTTATATTCAAAAAATTGAATTATTCCAAATAATATTATTGTTATTATTAATGATATTATATAATATTCCATATCTAATTATTATTTTTAATAATAACAATAATAAAAATACGCATATATAAGATATAAATTATATTATTATTTTAATAATAATAATGAAACTTGAAATTAAAAAATTTGATCCAAGTAATATAAGATCAGATTCTGTTGTAACTTTAATTGGTAGAAGAGGTTCTGGTAAAAGTACAGCATTAAGAGATATATTATCATATCATAGTTCAATACCATGTGGAATTATAATATCACCAACAGAACAAGCAAATCAATTTTTTCAGAATTTTATTCCAAATTTTTTAATATATGATGAATATACACCTGATATAATAAAAAAATTTTTAGATAGACAAATTAAAATAACTAAACAAAGAAATGATGAAATTAAAAAATATGGAACTTCTAATATAGATACAAGAGCTTTTTTAGTTTTAGATGATTGTTTATATTGTAATGCATGGCAAAATGATAAAAATATTCGTTGTATTTTTATGAATGGAAGACATTATAATATTTTTTTTATAGTAACTATGCAATATTGTTTAGGATTATCTCCAATTTTAAGAGCAAATATGGATTATGTTTTTATTTTTAATAATAATACAATTAAAGAAAGAGAAAAACTTTATACTCATTATGCAGGGTTTTTTAATGATTTTCATACATATTGTAAAGTTATGGACCATTGTACTACAGATTATTCATGTTTAGTAGTTAATAATAAAACACAATCAAATAAATTAGAAGATCAGGTCAAATGGTATAAAGCAAAAGAAGTAAATGATTTTAGAATGTGTACTCCTGAATTATGGAATTTATGTGCATTAGAAAATGAAAAAAGAGAAAATACTTTATTTATGAATGATGAAGAAGAAAATGAAGAACCTTATGATCCTTCTGTATTTGTAAAAAATAAAAATAAAGTTAAAGTTAATATTAAAAAGAAAAATTAATTTATATATAGATATAATAAATGATTTATGATACTATTATTATTGGTTCAGGTGTTGCAGGTTTAAGTTTTGCTAATTATTCATTAGAAGCAAATTCAAATGAAAAAATATTAATAATAGAAAAAGATAAAACATTAGGAGGTTGTCATAAAGTAAATAGAAAAAAATATAATGATGAATATTATTTTTGTGAACATGGACCACGAATATATATTAATAATTATATTAATTTTATAAAATTATTAAAATCAATGAATTTAAATTTTTATGAATTATTTTCAAAATCATATTCATTATTTGATGTTTCAAATAAATTATTATTTGAAACAAATATTTTTTCAATAACTGAACTTTTATATATTATTAGAGATTTCATTTTTATTATTTTTGTTAATACACATGGATTAAATATATCTATGCTTGATTATATGAATTATAATAATTTTTCTAATCATACAAAAAATAAAATCGATTTAATGTGTAGAAGTTTTGATGGTGGTGGTAGTGATAGAATTTCTTTAAATCAATTTTTAAATTTAACAATTCAAACATTATTATATTCAGCATATATACCAAAATTACCAAATGATGAAGGTTTATTTAGATATTGGCAAAAATATTTAGAAATAAATAAAGTTAATTTTATATTAGAAAATGGTGTAAAAGATATTATTAGTGATTTTAAAGATAATAATAAAATAGAAAAGGTTATATTAGAAGATGGTAGTGAAATAAAAGGTAAAAAATTTATATTTGCAATTCCTCCTGAAAATTTAAGAGATTTATTAAAAAAAAGTAATTTAAAAGATGTATTCGGAGATTTTAATAAATTAGAAGAATATACTAATAAAACTAAATATGATGAATATATTTCTATAACATTTCATTGGAATACTTTAATAAATAATTTAATAAAAGATATTGATAAATTTAATATTAATACTGAATGGGGTTTAATTACTGCTAATCTTACTTCTATTATGAAATTTAAAGAAAGTAAATCAAAAACAGTTATTAGTTGTTCTATTATATATACTAATATAAAATCATCTTATATAAATAAAACTGCAAATGAATGTAATAGTGAAAATGAATTAATAACTGAAGTTTTAAGACAATTAAGATTTATTTATAAAAATATTGATGAACCTACATTATATTTTATTAATAATTATTATGATAATAATATAAAAAAATGGAAATCAAATGAAAAAGCATTTATTAAAATACCAAATAATAATTATATGAAATATGAAAGTATTAAATATAATAATTTATATAATTTAGGAACTCATAATGGAAAACATAAAAATTCATTTACATCTGTTGAATCTGCTATAAGTAATTCTATTAAACTTTCAAATATTATATATAAGAAAAAAAAAAGAATATTAAGATGTTTTGATTTAAGAGATTTAATTATCGTTATTTTAAGTATTATTATATTATTATTAATAATAAAATATAATTATTATGGATAATAATAATAAAGAAAAAATTGAAATGATAGGAACAACAAATATAATTTCAATAAATGATAATGATTCACCTAAAATAGAACCAATTATTACTAATGATTTTAAAAATATTACTATTAATGATAATATTTGTGATGATGGATTAATTAAAAGAACAACAACCTCTGCTGATATAGTAACATTAATAATAGATGATAATAAAAATGATAATAATAATGATAATAAAAATGATAATGATAATAAAAATAATAATAAAAATTTAGAAAAAAAAATAGAAGATTTATTAACACTTATTAAAAAAAATAAAACTAATGTTATTAATAATCTTTATATTATTCAATCTAAATATGATGTATTATATTATAGATATAATAGTATATCATTAGCTATATTAATATTATCAACAATAATAACTTTTGTAGAAGCTATTAGATTAACAATAGTTAATTATGATACAACTTATAAAGATTCTAAAATATCTTTAGTTATATCAACAGAAACTATATCATTAATAATAAATATATTATCATTATCATTAAGTACTATTTTAACAGTATTAAGTTCTATTGCAAAATTTAAGAATTATAAAGAAAATATGGATAAATTAAAAAATATACATGATATATTATTTAATTATAAAAATATGTATGATAAAGAAAAAGAATTATTACATTTCTTTAAAACTTCTAATGAAATGACAGATGATATTTATAAAGAAATACATCAAACTGTTGAAAAATATAATAAAGAAATAAAAGCAATTAGTATATTTGAAAATATAAGAAATACAGATATAATAAAATTTAATAAATTAAAAGCCGAACAAGATATTAAATTAGAAAAAATATTAAAAGAACGAGAAGTTAAATTATTACGAATAGATACTTTAAGTAAAAATAAAAAAGAAAATATAGGAAATGAAAAACCTAATTGTTGTACGAATATAATTCCATTATAATTTTTTTTATTTATTCTAATTTATTTTTAATTAGAATATGCTAAACCTCCCATACCTGAAAGTATTCGTAATACATTATAATTAACAGTATATATATATATATCTCCTGCTACTTTTGATGATACTGATAATATTGCTGTATCAATACGTGACATATTTAAAGTTCCTGATGGTTGATGTTCTTCTGGTTTAATAGCAAATGAATATACATTAATTCCACGATGGAAAACATCAGGACAATTTTCATGATGTTGATATGGTTGAACTAATGTAAAATAACTTCCATCTCGTTCAGCAAAACGATCATTACCATTTAATTGTATTTTAGCTTTTGCTATTGGATTTTCTCCAATATATATATTATTATCACCATTACGAGTACTAAAATTAGTCCAATATAAATCAGCATTAGGATTAGCAGAAACAGATGGTTTAACATACCATACTAATTCTTTACAAGGATGATTAAAATTCATACGAATACTTTTCATTGTATTTGGATTTCCTGAAATTGCATCACTTCCTGTAAATTGAAGTTGTTCTATTAAATATTCATGTGATAATTGTGCAAATCGTCGTCTTTCATCTGTATCTAAAAAGATATAATCAACCCATAATGAAACATCAGTTAAAGTTATATTTGCAAGTGCTGTTGCATGTCCTCCTAATTGATCATTTGTTTTTCCAGTTGTTATAGTTGTTGAACCATTTTTAACAGGTAAACTAAATGCTTTATCACAATAATTATTACTACGATCAAGAATATTAGCAGCATTTTCAAATTCAATACTTATTTTAACTTCATGATATTGAAGAGCAATAAGAGGAAGAGCTAAACCAACATTACGACAAAACCAAAATTCAAGAGGAACAT